GGGCTCCGCTCTCGGCTCCGCTCGCGATCCGGGCTGGCGTCCGGGCCGTGACCCGCTCGCGCATCACCCGCGTCGGCGGCGCGGCGACGGTCGACGGCCTCGTGGCGGCAAACATCCTGACCCTCCAGGACGTGATCAACACCGTCAGCCGGATGCGCTCGAACAACATCCCCCCGACCTCGGACGGCTTCTACCACGTCCACCTCACGCCCCAGGGCGAGGCTCAGTTGTTCGCGGACAACGCCTTCCAGCGTCTGTTCCAGTCGCTCCCGGAAAACGTCGTGTACCGCGACCTCGGGATCGGCCAGTTGGTCGGATGCCGGTTCTACAGGAACACCGAGAACCCGGACCTGAACAACACGGCGAAGCAGGCCGACACGAGCGGTGGCGCGGGCTCGGCGCGGGTCTCGGGCGAGATCGGCGGCGAGGTCATCAACCAGAGCGGCGTGCCGATCCTCCGTGAGATGGTCGTCGGCGGCGGTTCGATCTACGAGAAGTACATCGACGAGGGTCAGTACCTCACCGAGGCGGGCGTCACGGGCAAGATCGGCGAGTTCTCGGTGCTCAACGGCGGCGTCTCGGTCATGACCGAGCGCATCCGGTACATTCTCCGCGCTCCGCTGGACCGCCTCCAGCAGATCGTCTCCCAGTCGTGGTCGTGGTCGGGTGACTTCCCGGTCCCGAGCGACGGCCTGACGGGCGACTCGGCGCGCTACAAGCGGGCCGCGGTGATCGAGCACGCCTGATCCGTCCTTCCGGGTCGGTCGAGCAACGTGGGCCCCGGGCGAATCGCTCGGGGCTCTCGTCTTTCCGTCCCCTCGTGGTAGCCTCGCGGAATGGCGAAGGCGAAGAAGACGATCACTCCGGAGACCGAGTCAGAGACCCCTCCCGAGCAGGACCTGGATCCGGCGGAGCTTGCGGCGACGCTCGCTCCTCCTCCGGCAGAGCCGACGGTCCAGGAGGCCATCGTAGAGGCGGCCCTCGCGGTCGCCTCCGACGAGGTCCCTGCGACCGAGTGGTGGCGCGTCGAGCGGTCGGGGCACGTCGCGATTGACGGCTCCCTCCACACAATCCACCAGGGCTCGATCGTCTCCGCGATCACCCACGATCTGGCGGCGCTCCATGCGGCCGGGATCGCCCTCTCTCCGAGCGGCGCTCCTCGTCGGCCGCTCGACGCCTACGGGGACCCGCTGTGAAGAAGTTCCCTCCTCCCGGCCTCCGAAAGAACCCGGGCGGCCCGAGCGTGCCTCCGGGCGAGCCCGAGCCCGTCGAGCAGACGAAGACCCCGATCCGCCTCCGCGCCCTCCGGAGCAAGGCGGGCCCGAAGGTCGCCGAAGCCCTCGCGAAGCGTCTCCGCGGCCTCCGGAAGGCCGAGGACGAGGAGACCTGACCGTGGCGCTCCTCCGAGACCCGAAGGGCGGCCTCACGGCCGCCGGTCGAGCGCACTTCAATCGCGCCGAGGGCTCCGACCTGAAGCCCGGGGTCAAGGGAGCGGCCGACACTCCGGAGAAGCAACGCCGGAAGGGGTCGTTCCTCCGCCGACACTACGCGGGACCGGCGAAGCCGCTCACGAAGCCCTCCGGAGAGCCGACAAGGCACGCGCTCCAGGCGCACGCCTGGGGCGAGCCCGTCCCGAAGAGCCAGGAGGCCGTCCGTCGCCTCGCGGCGAAGGGAGCGAGCCTCCTCGACCGTTACGCGAAGACGAAGGGCAGCCGGTGAAGAACGTCCCGACCGACTCGAAGCTCTACGCCCAGGTCAAGTCCGAGGCGAAGGCGAAGTTCGACGTCTACCCCTCGGCCTACGCGAACGCGTGGCTGGTCCGGACCTACAAGGCCCGGGGCGGACGCTACCGCGTCGAGGCGGAGAAGAAGCCGTGAAGCGGTCGGGGCTCACGCGGTGGTTCTCGGAGAAGTGGGTCGACCTCGGCCGTCCGAAGGAGGGCGGAGGGTACGAGGACTGCGGCCGCCCCGATGCGAGCCGAGGGAGCTACCCTAAGTGCGTCCCGGCGGCGAAGGCGAGGGCTCTGTCTTCGTCTGAGATCAAGTCCGCCCTTCGCCGGAAGCGAGAGGCGGAGCGGAAGACCGAGCGGGTGGGCAAGCGTCCGATCGCGGTCGCTACGAAGAAGGAGGGCTGACGTGAGCTTCACGGCCGACGAGCAAGCGAGGATCAAGTACTTCCTGAGCTACCCCGACTTCGTGGCTCTCGCGCAGTCGTTCCAGCTTGGCTACCCCGCGGCGAGCCAGCCGCTCTTCTTGGTCGAGGACGCTTTCCAGCGGCTTACGCCCCAGGGCGAGATCACGACCCGGAGGGCCCTCTGTGAGTGCGAGTCGATCGAGCATCAGATCTCGGACGCTCGCTCCCGCATGAAGGCGACGCGGCTCGGCGAGTTGGAAGTCAACCCTCGCGAGACGGCGATGCTCCGCAAGGAGTTGATGTACTGGACCACTCGCCTCGCCGACTCCCTCGGAGTCGTCTCGAACCCCTACTCCCAAATGTTGTACCAGGGCGTGATGGGCATGGGCGGGGTGTCCGGGCGGAGCGTCGGGTCGTGAGTTGCGGCGGGTGCGCGGTCCCCTCTTGCTCCGGCTCTCCGTGCCTCGGGAACCCTCGCCTCGTCGAGCCGGGAGAGCCCGGAGACACGAGCGGAGCGAGGCCTCTCGCGAACCCGTCGTGCTCGCTCGTGGAGTCTCTCGGGGTCGTTGCGGACTCCCTTCGGCAGATCTTCACCGACGTCGGGCTCCGACCGTACCGGGTCCACTCGGTGGTCTACAGGTGGAGCGGCGGCGAGGTCGGTCGAGGCACGGCGACCGTTGTCTCCGATCGAGAGTTCCTTCCGACTCCGAAACTGAACGACACGGCCGGGATCGCAGGAGAGCTTCGCTCCTCCGGTCTCGTTGAGCGCGGGACGGTCAGGCTGGAGCAGATCTCGCCTCGCTACACCGAGGACGAGGTTCGCCTCCTGCTCCACGACTACCCTCTCCCTCGCGGGGACCAAGGGTTCATCGAGGTCCGCGTCGACGCCCGAGACGGCTCGACCGAGCGGCGGCGCTTCATCGTTCGAGGCGTCCCGTACCGCGACGCCCAACGGTTCGAGTGGCGTGCGGCCCTTCTCCGGCAGGACGCAGACCGAGCGCGCTCCGGCGCTCCTCCTGGGCCCCGGTGACGCTCGCTCGCACGGTCACGCTCACGGAGTTCGAGACTCGGGTGGGAAATTTCGTCCCCGAGTTGCGGGCGGCCTACGTTCGAGGCTTCCAGCGTGCGGCGCTTCGGCTCAACGCCTACACGGTGGAGGAGATCGACACCGCGAGGCCATACCCCGCGGTCGATACCGGCGAGCTTCGGTCGAGCGTCGACGCGACCTTCGTCGACGACGGCGCGATCGTGACCGTCGACGCTCCGCACGCTGGGATCATCGAGTACGGGACGAGGCCCTTTACGCCTCCGCTCGCTCCTCTCGTTGAGTGGGTCAAGCGTAAGGGCTTCTCGCGGCCGTCTCGGGCGTTCGGCCCTCAGACGCAGCGGCAGACCACGCTCCGGTCGACGCTCGCTCAGTATCGACGGGAGGCGAGGGCGAGCGGGCTCGGGGCGAAGGAGGCCCGGGTCTCGGCGGAGGACAGGGCGGCGACTGAGATCGCGAGGGCGATCCAGAGGAAGATCGCCCGGGACGGAATCGCCCCGAGGGGCTACTTCGCGAAGGCCTGGGGGCGTATGCTCGCGGACTTGCAGAGAGACGTCCACGTCGAGATCGCGAAGCTCGGGAGGTGATCGTGCCGCTGAAGAAGGGATTCTTGAAGAAGGCGATCGGCGAGAACATCGGAGCCGAGATCAGGGCCGGTCGGCCGCAGAAGCAAGCGATCGCGATCGCCCTCTCGACCGCTCGTGAGGCGGCGAAGCGGGCCGGGAAGCAGATGAAGGGCCTTCGTCCGAAGCCGGAAGAGGACGAGGAGACGTGACCGTCGGTCGCATCCTCCTCCCTCGGCCGTTCCAGGAGACGATCGAGGCCCCGCAAGTCGACTCTCGGTCGGCCCTCGCGGAGGCCTTGGTCGCGTACCTCCGCTGCGTCGAGTTCGTCCGTTGGGGCGGAGGGCGCGGAGAGGACGTCCGGTTTGGGATCGAGCGAGTCTACCGGGAGTGGCCCGAGCCCGATCAGATGCTCGACTACCCCGCGGCGACCGTTCTCGACCTCTCGGACGTCCCGCTGGAGGCCCACAACTTCACGCCGACCCCGCTGGAGGAGACCTACGAGGTCTTCGGCCCGTGCTCGGTCCTCTGGAAGCTCGCGGAGGTCGCCTCGACCTTCCAGGTTGACCTCTGGGCCAACGACGAGCCGACGCGAGAGGCGATCGCGGCCGGTCTCCCTGGGGCGTTTGCATTTGGGGAGAACCAATACGGGATCGTGGTCGAGGGCCCCGAGACGTACTGGAGCCGACCCGTCCGCCTGACGCTCCTCTCGTTGCAGAGGATGGACGCTCCGGGCTCGATCTACGTCCGGGAACGTCGCCTCATGGCAAAGATCCGAGCGGAGGTGGACGAGGTGTCGCTCCGTCGTGCTACGCTCGCCTCCGTTGCCGTTTCTGTCCCCGAGGTCGGGGAGCAAGTGTCCACCGTAGGACGCCCTGCGGGGCTCTGCCAGGAGTGAGGGTCGATGGCCGGATTCGTTCGTCGTTTCACCTCGACGCCTTCGATCGAGGTTCTCTCCGAGATCGAGGCCGTCGACATTGTCGACCTCCCTCCGCAGTCGCCGACGACCGGCACCGGATCGGGGACGCTCCTCTGCGTGGGCGAGTTCGAGGACGGCGGCTTCGCTGACGGCTCGGACGCCTCCGAGTGGGTCGGAGCCAGGGGACCCCAGGAGGTCTTCGGCTCGGAGGACCTCGTGAACCGCTTCGGCGGCTTCGGGTTCGCCTACGGGACCGTGCCCTCGAACAACGTCTGCGCTCGGGCGCACTTGTTCGAGAGCTTCAACGGGAACGGCTTTTTGAAGCTGAAGTTCTGCCGTCCTCGTCGGCTGATCATCTCCCGCGTCGACACGTCCGTGGGTCAGGTTGCCTTCTCACCCCTCGCGGCGATCATTGGCGGGGCTGGCCCGTTCAACCTGACCGTGGGCGACGA